TTCGTCAAACGGGTGGAGCTGCAGTGCCAGGTCATATTGTAGTTTGAGGATCAGCGCGTCATCGACCGCCGGGTTGTCATCCAGCACGATAACTTCGTCGATCAGGGCGTCGATTGAGGAGCCATTCACGCGCGAATTTCCTGGGTATTGCGCATTTCCTGACCTGTGGTATATCTATAGGGCCTATAAACTCATAGGGGAACATAAAAGTGCCGCAGGCGATACCGGGGAGAACCTCCTCCTCGCCGCCCGCCGCTAATCGGATGGCGCCGGGCTTCCTGCGCGTTGTCTCCCCTGCCGAGTTGGATCAGCAAGACGCCGACAATCTGGCTGCGCTGTCACAAAGAAACCGTCCACCGACAGTCGAAGACCTATCCAAGTACATACGCAATCGCTGGCAGATGTTCCGCAATCATCGGAACACCGGTAACAATCCCCTGAATCAGAGATTACTACGGGCGCAGCGTGTGTTCGAGGGTCAATACGATCCCGACAAGCGCCAGGAGATTTTAAAGTTCGGCGGGTCGGTTGTGTATTCTCGCCTGGTGGCGGTCAAGTGTCGCGGCGCGACATCACTGCTGCGTGATGTCTATCTTGGGGGCGACCGGCCGTGGACGATCGAGTCGCAGCCCGACCCGCCGATCCCGCCACAGATCATGTCGGCGATTGCGCAGGTTGTCGCGTCCGAGGCGGCGCAGCAACACGCGATGGGCACCCCGCCCGACCCCGACTCGGCGCATATGCGCTACGTCAATCTCGTCCACCAGGCGCAGCAGACCGCGCTGCGCCAGGCGCAGAACCAGGCCGAGGCCGCCTCCAACAAGATCGACGATATCCTGATGCAGGGGCATTTCTACGATGCCCTGGCGGAGTTCCTGGTCGATCTGCCGCTCTACCCCTTCGCCTGCATCAAGGGGCCGACGGTGCGGATGGTGCCTAAGCTGCAGTGGCAGGGCAACACACCGTCGATCCAGAACATCCCGCAGATGTTCTGGGAGCGGGTTGACCCCTTTAACCTCTACTGGGATCCAGGGGCTGTGTCGCTGGAAAGCGCCGAGATCATCGAGCGCAAGAAACTCACCCGGGCCGACCTCAACGCGCTGATCGGGCTCCCCGGCTACAACAATGACGCGGTGCTCGCTTCGCTCGAAGACTACGCGCATGGCCTCAGAGACTGGCTCGACGCGCCGGATACCGAGGCGGCACTGCTGCGCAACCGCGAATCGCCGTTTATGAACTATTCGCAGCTGATTGACTGCATCGAGTACCACGGACACATCCAGGGGCGGATGCTCCTGGAGAACGGTGTTGCGCGACAACAGGTGCCCGACCTTGATCGGGATTACCTGGTGGAGAGCTGGGTCGTCGGGCAGCACACGCTCAAGACCCAGATCAGCCCGAGCCCGCGCCAGCGGCACCCCTATTACCTGACCAGTTTTGAGAAGGTGCCGGGCACCGTCGCTGGGCACGGGCTGACTGACATCCTTGAAGATCTGCAGGAAGTCGCTAATGCGACGCTCCGAGCATTGGTCAACAATATGTCGATTGCTTCAGGGCCACAGGTTGTCGTCAATACTGAACTCCTCGACCCGACAACCAACGAGGATAATCTCTATCCTTGGAAGCGCTGGAAGATCCTGTCGGACCCGTTGGGGTCGACACGGGAGCCGGTGACTTTTTTCCAGCCGTCATCCAACGCCCAGGAGTTGATCGGTATCTACCAGGCGGTGACGGGCCTAGCCGACGATATCTCGGCGATCCCGCGCTACATCACCGGTGAGAGCCTCAAAGGGGGTGCCGGCCGCACCGCCTCCGGTCTCTCGATGCTGATGGGCAACGCTCAAAAGGTGCTGCAGACCGTGGCCGCTAACATCGATGACGATGTGCTGCGCGGTGTGCTCGACCGGCTCTACGACATGATTATGCTGACCGATCGGTCAGGGTTGCTGACCGGTAACGAGCAGATTGAGGTCAATGGCGTCGTCGTGGCGCTGCAAAAAGAGACCGAGCAGCAAAAGCAGCTGCAGTTTCTCCAGATCACGATGAACCCGCTCGACTCGCAGATTGTCGGCGAGGTTGGCCGCGCGCGTGTGCTGCGCGCGCTGGCCAAGGGGTTGGGGCTGCCTGACGACATCGTGCCCGATGATGACACGGTGCAGCAGCAGGCGGAGCAACAGAAGCAGCAGCAGCTGGCACAGCTGGCGATCGAGGCGCAGCAGGCGACAGCGCGCAACACGGCTGGCGGCCAGGCTCCTTCGCCGGCGGCGCAGGCGCAGGGCAACCAACCGCCGATGCCACAGGCGCAGCCGCCGGTGGCTCCGGTCAACACGGTGACGCAGTGATGGCTGATCCGAACGATCCCAACGATTTTACCGATCGCTACAACACCGCTCTGACCTCTGATCAGGAGCAGCAATACCAGCAATGGCTGCAGGCTCAGTCAGCGCAAAACAACCGCGACATGAGTGGGGACGCCTACGACTACGATCTGCGCGGCGCGTTTTTGAACGACGCCGGTGCGGCGGCAAATGGGCACTACCCGGACACGTTCAAGAAGCCAAACCATCCGACGTTTTCTGATCAGTCGCAGTATAGCGGCGCTGATGGTTATGTCGGCGGGCATTGGTCTCAGGACGGACAGAATTGGACGTTCACTCCCGGTCCCACCAACATGATGGGCCCTGATGCACTGCAGGATTACTTCCAGCGTGCTGAGCCAGGCAACACCGTGATCTTGCCTGGTAGTCGCGAATACCCGAAGACTCTGTTTGGCGATTTTTACAGTCCGACTTTGTCTGACGATTCTCCGCCAGACAGGTCGAAGTACTACAAAACTCCGCAGTGAGGAGGTTTCTATGGCCTTGATGAGCCCTGACAGCGGTGTCGAACGTCGCACTTACCCAAAGAGTGCCGCTTCACCTGGCACCAAGCAGACCTCGGTGCATACCGAAACTGACCGTATCAGCGGCGGTCCGTCGCGCGGTGAGGATACCGGCCCGACCGGGTCGGATCGAAGCTACCCCAAGGGCTCCGCGATCGATATGTCGGCGGATTTTCTGCCGCAAGCGACTGACATTTACGTGGGCGGTGTCGGGCCGGAGGAGGGCGGCTGATGGCGCGTTCTTCGCAGCCCTCGATGGTCTACCTGCCGTCGGGTGGGTCGATGGGGATGATGGGCGAGGAGCCGCCGGTAAAGGGCGCGCTACGCCCGCTGGGTAAGTCGATCCACGTCCAGCGTCTCGGGTCGATCGTCGGCCGGCGCGGCGCCGGGATGTCGAACATCACCGGCGAGAATCAGCTGTCACATAGCTTCAACCACTACGGCAAGGGTGGGTTGCCCGGGCTCGATGGTGGTGGAGGTGGGATGTTCTGATGAGCATTGTCAATCTTGGTTCAGCCGCCGTCGAGGCGATCCTCAATCTGCGAACCACCAGTGACTGGGCGCAGGTAAAGGCGGGGCTGACCGAGCAGATGGGCAAGTTTATGAACGCCGCCGTCGAGACCGGCACGCCCGATGTCTGCGGCTATGCGCGCGCCTTGCGCGATCTGATCATCTTTATTGAGATCGCCGAGGCGGGGCCGACCGGGCCGCGCAAGGGTAAGCCAACACCGTCACTCGAACATGCGAGGCGGTTCAATGGCTGAACCGCGCACGACAGAAGTCGATCCTTACGCACCGCCGATCCCGCCGCAGGTGCGCCGACGGGCACGCCAGGCCGAGGAGCTGCAAAAGCAGATTGCCGAGCAGGAAGGTGGTCAGCCGGAGGGTGGTGAGGCGCCGCAGGAAACGCCGCCGCAGGAGGGCAGTGAGCGTCCGCCGATCCAGGAACCGCCGGCGCAGGATGCGCAGCCACCGGCTGAATGGGAGCAGCGTTACCGGACACTGCAGGGCAAATACGATCGTGAAATTCCGCAGATGCGGGCGCAGGTCCAGTCCCTGGAGAACCTTATTGCCACGATGCGGACGGCACCGCCGCCACCACAGATGCCGGCGCCGGAATCGGTGCCAGCGTATTCGCCGGTGTCGGAAGAGGATCAGCAGGCATATGGGCCCGAGCTAATCGAGGCATCGCGCCGGTGGGCACGCGGTGAGGTTCAGGCCGAGCTGAATGAGCTGCGTGGTGAGATTAGGAACTTGCGCGCCGGGCAGGACCGACAGACGGCGCAGACGGCGACAAACCGTCTTGAGCGTGAACTTGATAGTGATCCCGAGCTGGCCAATGGAAATTGGCAACGGCTCAATCACGACCCGAACTTTATTCAATGGCTACAGGAGATCGATCCGTTTAGTGGGGTGTCACGTTATGTGATGCTCAACCACGCCTATTCCGGTGGGGATGCGGACCGCACCGGAAGATTCTTCAAAGCGTATATGAGAGAGCACACCGACCGCAATCCGCCATCTTCGTCACCTCCCCAGACGTATAACGGAGCTAATGGCTACGTTGACACGGGGCAGCCGCCGAGGTTGGAGGATTTTGCTGCACCTGGCCGCGCACCACGCGCGACACCCGGTGGCGGCGCTCCCGAGAAGCGCATCTGGACTAACCGCGACATCACTGCGTTCTACGAAGATCGCACGCGGGGAAAGTACCGGGGCCGGGAGGATGAAGCCGAGCGGCTAGAACGGGATATCTTCGATGCGGCCTCCGAAGGGCGCGTGCGCAATGCATAACTTCGGAGGGCCGCGATGGCTATTTCACAAGGTACACCGTATTCCGGTGTAGCGGCTAACCCAGCCTATACGGGGGCGCCGGCCGGTGGTGTGTTCGTACCAGAAATCTGGGCGGGTAAGCTGATCGAGAAGTTCTATGCCGCGACTGTTCTGAACGCCATCTCAAACACCGACTATGAGGGCGAGATCAGGAACATGGGCGACAAGGTGAAGATCCGCACCAAGCCGACCATTACCATCCACGATTATCAGCTGGATATGGCGTTGACGGTTGACCGCCCGTCGGGTTCGACGGTCGAGCTGACCATCGACTATGCCAAGTACTTCAACCTGGTGCTCGATGATGTGATGAAGTTCCAGTCGGATATGGAGCTGCTGTCGATGTGGGCGGACGATGCATCCGAGCAGATGAAGATCCAGATCGACACGACCGTCTTGGGTACGATCGATGCGGGCATCGATACGTTTAACAAGGGGGCGACAGCCGGGGCGATTTCGCAAAACATCAATCTGGGGGTGACGGGGACGCCGGTTATCGTTGTTGGCGGCGCTTCAGGCACGGCAGGCAACGTCGTTGACCAGATCGTCAATATGGGTCAATGCCTCGATGAGTATAACATCCCGGAGACGGGACGTTGGCTTGTCATTCCGCCGTGGTTTGGGTCGATGATCAAGAAGTCTGACCTGCGTAATGCGTCGATCTCGGGCGACGGTGTTTCTCTCGCGAGAAATGGCCGGCTTGGTATGATCGACCGGTTTACGCTCTACAGCTCGAATCTGCTGCCGGCGGTGACCGACGGTACGCATCACTGTACGCGTATCTTCGCAGGACATCCGGCCGGGCTGACGTTTGCCAGTCAGATCAGCAATGTCGAGACGCTGCGTTCCGAGCTGACCTTTGGCAATATTCTGCGCGGGTTGCAGGTGTTTGGTACAAAAGTTCTCGACGGCAAGACGATTGTCGAGCTTTATTGTGCAGCGAGCTAATCTATAGGTCTTATAGATTAGCCGTTGCTACGGTAGTAACTGGTCAGCGGAGTGGATCATGGGGCTGCGCCGCTGACCCTTTTTACCGGAGGTACGTGATGGCTAGAGGAAAGCAGTATGAGGGCTCGCCAGCTGACATCCGCGAGGATGCGCGTGGCGCCAAGAAGTCAGGCCAGAGCTTGAAGGCTTATGAGCGCAGCGCGGCCGACAAGCGCCAGGATGCTCGCGGCCAGGCTAAGATGAATGCTCGCCGGAAGAAATAGATGCCGGCGCCGACGCCATACATCGTTAGCACACGCAGCGTGGGCAGTTTGCTGACCGAAGCACGTCAGCTGCTGAACGACACGACGCCGATCAGCGGGCTGCCTCGGTTTACCGATGCTGCGCTGGTTACGACGCTCAACGAAGGTATGCTGCAGATCCGTTCAAAGCGCCCCGATGCATTCTTGTTTTTTGGGCTGCGCAACCCGATGCCGATCTATCAGATGCCGGCCGATACGGGGACGGTGTTGCCGTTTGACGATCAGTTTTATTCGCCGCTTCTGTTCTATGTCGTGGGTCGCAGCGAGCTGGTCGAGGATACGTTCTCGGATAGTGGGCGCGCGATTACGCTGATGAATAAGTTTGTTTCTATGTTGATGTCGGCGACCGCGTGATGGCCCGCACCCGAACCATCCAGATACCTGCGATCACCGGTGGTCCGTGCGAGCTTCCGCCGTTTTTATCGGATGATCCCGATCTGGCGCGGCTCTACGATAACGTCATGGCACAGGTGCCTGGCGTCACTACCGATATGATTGCGTTAGTAGCGTGGAATACAATTCAGGATTTTTACCAACGAACGACTTATCGCCGTGAGCATGTTTATTGGCGGATGGATTCGGGGGTCTACACGCTGAATTTTGATCCGTGGGATAATGACTGGCGAACGTTTCGGTTTTTATGGTTTCGTGGTCCTGATAATTTCAAGTTCGAGCCCCCCGGCCGGATTCGCGATCTGAACGCGACCCCGCCGCCCAGCACGCGCAACGGTGAGATCCTGCTGGCTTTAAAGCCTGAGAGCTTGGCGACAAAGTTGCCTTACGATGTCTGGACGATGTGGTTCGAGTGCTTGCAGGCGGGGATGATGTACCGGCTCTGCATGCAGCCGGGGAAGCCCTATTCCAACATGCAGTCGGCGCATCTTTATGGTGTTCAATACGTCTCGGGTTGTGCTGGGGCGCGAGCTTTGGTGCAGGCCAACAACATCACCGACGGTGCGTCGTGGCGGTATCCGCTCTTCGCGCCGGGCCGGGTGAAAAACTCGTGAGCTGAGAATGGCTGCGGATCCTGATTATACCTTTTATGTCGAGTCCGACACGATGGATCCGTTTGGTCCAGTGTTTAAGGAGAACTTGGACATAACGAGATTAGTTTATGATTTCACTTGCTGGCTTGCCGAAGAAGATGAAGGGACGAGCGAGCCGATCTCTGCCGTCTCGTATCCGATCGTCGGTGTCGAAAGCAATTTGGGTAGGGACTGGCAAGTTGATTATCCGCTTGGCAGCAATGCAACACCGACGCCGATCTCTGATGATTATCCGCTTTCGATACAGTCCGTAGCTATTGCCAGTTCAGCCACAGAGATTGAGGTCAGGGTTTCAGCAGGGACGCCGGGGATTACCTATGTCGTTTCGGTGATTGCTAGCTCGGCGACGACAAAGCGGCGCAAGCAGGTCGATACTCTGGTTACGATTGAGGAGCCACTTAATCCCAATCTTCTCGCCCAGTCGGCGCCTGACATCACCGACGTATCGCCGCCGATGACGGTGAGCGGGGACACGACGCTGCCGTTGGGTTTTAACGGCCGGGTCTATGTGGAGAATGGTTCAAGTGCCGGTATTACCATTACTCTCCCGATTACGCCGACTGAAGGTCAGCGTGTTGCCCCGGTGGACATCAATGGCAATGCGGCGACCTATCACATCACCTACGCGGCTGCGACGGGGGATTTGATTTACACAGCTCCGTCGTTTGTCAGCGACGTCAACTATGACGATTTGATTTTCGAGTGGGTAGGCGATCACTGGATCGTCCTGGCGAGCCGTTACACATTCTTGGCGTGAGGCGCTGATGGCTGGCAAATACCCCTTTCAAGCCCAGGACCGCCTCTACGCGGCACAGCTCGATTTTGGCATGGAGAGCACTCCGGGCACTTCCCCGGCGGACGTAGCGGGCCTGGCCCATACGCATCTTGGTAAGTTGTGGCTCGATACCAGTGTGGCCCCTCCGGCGTTACGCCTGTGCGTGGTGCCCTCGGCGAACCCGGTTTATAACCCTGCCGAGTGGTTTAATTTTGGTCCGGTTCCCGGCGGTAGTACGATAGGTTCCGGTGTTTATGTGCCATTGGCAGGAAGTAGTACAATAACTGGTAATCTTGGCGTAACTGGCAGTATGAACGTTGCAGGTTATATTTATACCCCCCAGATTACCCTTACGGGTACAACTGCCGCCATATTTTTTGAAGATCGCAATAATAACAGTGTTTACTGGGCTTGGTATGCCGATACTAACAGTGTGGCACGTCTGGCGTTTTCTGGCACTGGCGCAGTGCTTAATATTGATACCGCCGGTGATATGACGCTCGCCGGTAATTATTTTTATTTTGCCAACAGCACCGGCAACACTGGGTCGTCCGGCGGGCCGTTCTTCTATGGCGGTCCCAACTACCTCATCGCCCGGCTGGGCGGCGGGATCGGCGGGTTTGTCGTGGAGGGCTATAACGCGACCAATCTGCTGACCGTGGATAATAGCGGCAACCTAACCGTTATCGGCAGCCTTAACAGCGGCGGTATCACGACCACGGGCCTGCAGGTCAACGGCAATGTCGCCGTCACCGGCACGCTGAATGTCGCCGGCTTAACATTCTCGGCGAGCGGTATCAATACTGCCAGCGCTGGCATCACGACCACTGGGCTGCAGGTCAACGGCAGCGCCGCCATCACTGGCACGCTGAACGTCGCTGGCATGACGTTCTCGCCGGGCGGCATCAATACCGCCAGCGCCGGCATCACGACCACTGGGCTGCAGGTCAACGGCGGTGGGACTGTCACTGGTACGTTTACGACTACCACCCTCCAGGTCAATGGAGGCGAGACCATCACTGGTGGCCTCACGGCCACCGGCTTACAACTTAATGGCAGCGGTGCTATTACCCAGAACCTCGACGTACAGAATGATGTCAATGCGCGCGGCGCCTTTCGCCGCTTCCCGGTCGGCGTCGGGGTCAAGGGCGCTCGCATGGAATGCTATGGTGGCGACTGGGATTTCTTTTCATTCGCCGAAAGCGGCGGCGCGATGTACTTCAGCCCAGACAGCGGAACCGATGGTTTTTATGTCATTGGCACCAACTTCTCCGACGCTCGGCTGAAGGACAATATCCGCAATAGCGAGGTTGATGCCCTGGCGATGATCTGCGCGACCCCGGTACGGGCTTTTGAGTGGAACGCGGAAGGCCGTAAGCGGATGCCATACGCTGAGCCAGCGGTGGAATGCGGCCTTGTCGCGCAGGAACTTGAGGAGGTGATATCTGTCGGAGTAGGCGTAGCGTCGCTTGCCAATGATATGAGGCATATCCTTGATCAGAATTTAACCCCGTATGTTTTTCGTGCGATCCAACAACTGAAAGATGAGATCGAGGAGCTTAAAGGGAGATTGAACTGATGGAACCCACTTCGCCTATCTCGATCACTCTGCAGATGCAGGAGTGGCAACAGGCTATTGAGATACTGATGAACGGGCCTTGGCGTGCCGCCAACCCGCTCATCCAGAAGATTATGGAGCAGGCGCAGCAGGCTCAGCAGGCCGAAGCTCTAGCCGGGGCGCCTGGTCTGGCGCCTGGTCCGGCGCCCAACGGGCAGCTTGGGCCACCTGGATCTATCAACTCTCTGTCGGGAGGTTAGTCATGGCTAGCACTGCTCTGTTTCAGTTGGCTTCGGATGGGTTTTGGGGCGAAGCCTTTTCGGGGGTGATCAAATCCGACGGCTCTTGGTGCCCCTGCGCGTTTCATCCGGCGGGGCAGAGTGATTGGCATGACTACATGGATTGGTATGCCCAGGGCAACAAGGCCGATCCGTGGCTTTCGCCTGCGGATGGCGGTTACCTGATTGTTCTCAAGCCTGGCGAAATCGCGGTCGGTTCGATGTTCGATTCGCTGCCGCCGGGATACCAGAACCCGCCGACGGTATTGGAGGCAACGTCGCCACCGGCACCGGCATCGACACCTAAAGCGGAGGCAAAGCCGGCGGAGCATGCTTCGGCGGCGCATGCTTCGGCGGCGCATGCTTCGACGACGCATACCCCGGCACGAACTCAGGAAAGGAAATAGCTATGGCCAAGGGTGGTCACGACACCGATATCAAGGGCGCCGAGGCAAACAATACGGTCAATAACAGCGGGGGAACCGCCGGCCGGTCGATGCCGCAGCGTCCGATCGCGGGACCGGAGAACCCCGGGCCGCCAGCCTCGATGCGGAAGGCACTTGCCAAGAAGCCGATCGTCGGCGGTGGCAAGGACTTTCCGGGGCGGATCCAGTAATGGCCCGGAAGGCGCCGGCCCGGCGAGCGATCGCCGCCGGGGCTGCTGGTGGCGCCGTTGGCGGTGCGCGGGCCGGGGCCCTGATGGGTGCGCAGATGGGTGCTCAGCGCGGCGCTGCTGCGGGTGCCGCCAACGCCACGCAGGGCATCATCGACCGGGTAAAGATTGCCCGCCAGGTGAAGGCCAACCGCACCGCGAAGATGCGCACGGGCTTACCCTGATGGCTAAGAATTTTATCCAGAAGGCGATCAAGCGGCCAGGGCAGCTGCACCGCGATCTTCACGTCCCGCAGGGCGAGAAGATCCCAAAGGCAAAACTGGCCGCTGCTGCCAAGCGCGACGACAAGGTCGGGCAGCGTGCGCGGTTTGCCGAGACGCTTGGCGGTTTCAAAAAGAAGTGA